GGTTGGTGGTTCTGGAGGTTGGGATTTAATCAATAAAAACAATCTCAATGGATTTTCCAACGTTGAAGTTGCCCGTAAAGGCCGGATCGCTGCAGATGAAAAATTAAAGGCGAAGTATGGTCCTAATTGGCGAAGTATTCTCGCAATTCAAGGGGTTACGGGTTTGAAACTAAAAATTGAAGATGATCCAGATTTCTTAAAGCGTAAGAATACTCGAGCATTTCTTGGCAAAACTCATTCAGAAGATGCTAAGAAAAGAATCGGGTCGGCTAATAAAATTAGTCAATTGGGCAGTCGGAATTCCCAATTTGGGACCAAGTGGATTTACAACCCATATGAAAAGGTCTCAAAACGAGTTCCAAAAGATATGCTGGTGCCTGAGGGCTGGCTTATCGGCCGTAAGATAAAGTTTTAATACGGTATTGCTTCTTTGGTGAAACGGATATCACATCAGGCTACGAACCTGACGTTGTAAGTTCGAGTTTTACAGGAGGCACCAATTTATCGTCCCCATAGTTTAAACGGTATAGAATACTGGACTCTCAATCCGGCGATTCGGGTTCGAAGCCCGATGGGGGCACCAATTTTTACAATTTGGCCATAGCTTAACGGCAAAAGCACTGCACTGTGAATGCGGGGATACGGATTCGATTTCCGTTGGTCAACCCAATATTGCCTGTTGATTCTGTTACGAGGGGTTTCAGAGTAGGGCAAGGACGTAGAGGTTTCTAAAGACTTCTCCTATCCGGAAATTAAATGATCATCACAAATTTAGAATAGTGATGGTAAGGATCCTCTCTCATTTTTCGAGCGGCAGAGGTGTTAATAGATACACGAATGGCTTCCACCCATTAGTTCTGAGAGCGTTACTCAGTTGCCGCACCAATTTACAAGCCCCATTGGTGTAATGGAAGCACACTACCCTGTCACGGTAGCAGAAGGAGATCGATACTCCTATGGGGCGCCAATTTTAATACCTAGGTGAGCAGAATGGTATTGCAGCGGGCTGTTAACCCGTCGACGAAAGTCAACTGTAGGTTCGACTCCTACCCTAGGTGCCAATTTATAAGATGCCCTCTTATTTCAACGAATAGAATACTCGGCTACGAACCGAATGATGGGAGTTTGATTCTCTCAGAGGGCACCAATTTACAGGGATTGGAAGAGTCTGGTTATCTTCGTCCGGCTTGGAACCGGATAGGTATACTAAGCGTGTATGCCTCGTGGGTTCGAATCCCACATCCCTGACCAATGAACGTTCGGAAATGCAGGTTCGAGTCCTGCTTACTCCACTGCGGGGTGGTCGTCTAACGGTAGGACACCGAACAATTTTTTATGGATGGATAAGCCAAGTCGGTCTACGGGCTGCTGTCTTGAAAACAGTTAGTGGTAAAACACGTGTGAGTTCGAGTCTCACTCCATCCGCCAATTTTAATGCCCTGTTAGTTCAAAGGTCTAGAACCTCTGTTTTACACGCAGATTGTGGGGGTTTGAAAGTTCGCAAATATATAAATAACCTTATGAACTACAAATATATTTACGATTCACTAATCAATACACGTCTTCAGCACCCGGCCATAGGCTATACCGAGCGGCATCACATATTACCCAAATCAATGGGTGGTGATTATTCTTTAACTAATATAGTAATTTTAACAGGTCGTGAACATTGGATTGCTCATCTACTTTTATTTAGAATATATAAAAATAAACAGATGGCCCATGCTTGTCATATGATGGCAATGAGATGTGAAGAACGTGGTATTCCTCATATTCGCAATTCCCGCATGTATGAAGCGGTTCGAAAAATGTGCTTAGATACATGGCGCGCTAATGGTAAGAAGCGCGTTGGTAAATTTAATGGCTCGTTTGGAACAATGTGGATTTCTAATATCGAGCTTAAAGAGAATAGCCGAATTTCTAATGATACCATTATTCCGAAAGGGTGGGTGAAAGGCAGAAGCGCTTGGAATAAAAGGGGTTCTGGCCTTTGTAAAAACTGTGGTAAATCAATTAGCTTGGATCGTATGTCTTGTTCAGAGAATTGTCGAAGAGCAATTGTAAAAAACGCGCTTAAGGGCACACCAAAAACACTTGAGCATGTAAAAAATGTAAAAGAAGCATTGATTAAGAGATACGAAAATACACAACATCACACGAAAGGCCGCAAACGAGATGGTCTTCGTGGAAAATTTATGTAGGGACAGTCGCCTAATGGTTATGGCACCTCGTTTACACCGAGAAATAATTTCAGTTCGATTCTGAACTGTCCTACCATTTTGAAAGATTCACCAGTCTGTGGTCAGTTTCTAGTTTTGTCTGGCAAACGTCCTTAAATCGACTCTCGCCGCACCGGATTAGCTATCCAATCGCAAGATACGTCAGCAGAGAAAGCTTAACATCCTAGGTAATTGTTGAGCGTTTATGGTGAACCTCTTTCAAAAACAAATAGCATGGCGTTAGCCCCTCGCGCGGTCGAAAACCCGTAATAAGGGCCCATATTTTTATTTGGGAGATGTACCGTTCATTGGTCTGTAAAACCAACGTCGAAAAACAGAACGGAAGTAGACAAGTGGTGCGTTACCACCATTTCCCACCAATTTAACACGGCGGAGTTGAGCAGGTAGTGGGCTCAAGTGATTGTAAATCACCCTCTTCGGACTTGTAAGTGCAATTCCTACCTTCGCCACCAATTTCATGGTACAGTAACTCAGTTGGTAGAGTAGCAGATTGAAACCCTGCCGGTCGTGGGATCATTCCCCACCTGTGCCACCAATTTTAATACTCTTATGGTGTAAGGGAATAGCACAAGAGCCTTCTAAGCTTTTAGTCTAGGTTCGAGTCCTAGTAGGAGTACCAATTTATTGCCGCTATAGCTCAAAGGCTTAGAGCCCTGGTTTTGTACTCCAGTGATCACAGTTCGAGTCTGTGTGGCGGCTCCAATTTAATTCGCGTGTAGTTCAGTGGTAGAGCGTTTGCCTGTTAAGCAAGTTGTCGCTGGTTCGAATCCAGCCTCGCGAGCCAATTTTTGGAAGTAAATCCCTGATGGTGATGGGCGCTGTTTGCTAAACAGTTGGACCGTGTAAAAGCGGTTGGGGTTCGATACCTCTTACTTCCGCCATTCATCCCTAGGTAGCTCAGAGGCAGAGCGTTCGGTTCATATCCGAAATGTCGAGATTTCGAAATTCTCCTTAGGGACCATCTTATTGGCCTGTAGCACAATTGGCGGTGCGGCTGACTCTGACTCAGCAGGTTAGTGGTTCAAATCCACTCAGGCCAACCATTTTTTTTAATGCCGACATAGTTCAACTGATTAGAATTCATCCTTGGTACGGATGGGAACTGAGTTTAAGTCTCAGTGTCGGCTCCACTTTACAATGCCTCTGAAACATTATATGGATGATGACCGGGCCTTTACCCCGGAGAATTCGGATCGTTACCGAACAGAGGTACCAATTTAAAATGCATCGGTAGCTAAATTGGCTTAGCAACGCACTTTTAATGCGTGAGATCAGGGTTCGAGTCCCTGCCGGTGCACCAATTTCGCCGATATAGTTCAAAGGAAGAATATCTGTTTCGTAATCAGATGATGTCAGTTCAAGTCTGTCTGTCGGCTCCAGTTTATGCGATAGTAATTCAACTGGGAGAATACCACGTTGCCAACGTGGAGGTTGCGGGATCGTACCCCGCCTATCGCACCATCGATTAAAGTAAGAGAGATGAAGGTTCGAATCCTTTTAGTGTCAATTCATGCGGATGTACGCAATCTGGCAAAGCGGCCAAGCTTAAACCTTGGTGATTTATTTGCGAGTTCGAGTCTCGCCATCCGCACCAATAATGGGCACTGACGAGTGTCAAGGCCAATGAGGAAAGCCTCTTGTCTAAGCAATATTCCCAGCGCATAAGTAGCAAGAATATAGATAATGCTCAAATCTCCAAAGGGCCGAAACCTTTTATGTGGATATGATGAAATGGCAGACATGCAACGTCGAGAACGTTGTGCTGAAAGGCGTGGGAGTTCAAGTCTCCCTATCCACACCATTTATGTTTAGTCATGGTATCACACTGTGAAATACGTTGAAGATAGATGATATCACATCTACGAGGATGGTTGATGCTAACAGAAGTAATTGCTTGATATAGCGATTGTGGAGCGAAGCAATAAATTCTCGCGTTGTAAAGTTCACTACTAAACACATTTTAATACCAGTGTACGCAATCTGGCAAAGCGGCCTGCCTTAGAAGCAGGTGATATGTTTGTGGGTTCGATTCCCTCCACTGGTACCATTTTATTGCTTCATAGTGTAATAGCAGCACAGGAGTCTTTGAAGCTCTTTGTCTGGGTGCGAATCCCGGTGAAGCAACCATTTCAAAATGCGGATGTACGCAATCTGGCAAAGCGGCCAAGCTCAAACCTTGGTGAATTATTTGTGAGTTCGATTCTCACCATCCGCACCAATTTACACATTCAATCGGTATACGCATAATAGGAGACGTCAAATTGGACGTATGAGTCTCCGATATATGTAATATGTGAAGAAGCAATTCCAATAATGCGACTTAAAGGTTGACCTATTTAAAGTCCTAAGGTGAGAGCTTTCACCTTGGGCAGCAAAACTAATGGTGTACAATTACACCTAAATATGTTAATATAGATCAAAGTAGTTTAATGGGTGTATGGCTGAATGCTAAAGGCGCACGGCTGCAAACCGTGATTGTGTGAGTTGGATTCTCACTGCATCCTCCAAATTGAAAGTAATATTATGAAAAGAGACGCACTAGTTTTAAACAAGGTTTTCATGCCTATACATGTTATCAATTGGAAGCGTACTATGTCGCTGCTGATGCAGGACAAATGCCACGTAGTGGATCAAAACTATATTCAATATAACTTCAAAAGTTGGCTAGACGCTTCTCTTAAGATTGAGCAGAGCCCTACTCAGCACATCATCCATACGGTTAATAATCGTATAGCTGTACCACAGGTTGTAATTCTAACCCAGTTCGATCGTCTTCCAAAGAACCAAGTAAAGTTTTCGCGTGAAAGCTTATTTGTGCGCGATGGATATCGTTGTGGTTACTGCGGCCAAACATTCACCAAAAAGGAATTGACGGTTGATCACATCAATCCGAAATCATTCGGTGGACCAAAGTCATGGCAGAATACAATTTCTGCATGCAAGCCCTGCAATCATTTCAAGGCTGACCGTACACCTGAAGAAGCAGGAATGAGATTGTTGTTTGAACCTAAGAAGCCTTCGTGGTTTTTGCATATGAATCAAATGACTGCTCATATCGATATGAAGCCTCAGTGGAAACCCTTCTTGGATTCATTCCTTGTTAGGGAGAAGACTAATGACGACGATGATGAATAAATAGTCATGTGATAACGACTATACAAGATAAATTGAAGGCCTCGGTAAGAGGTGGCGACTGGCGTAAGGTCAGGAAGAGTCACCTACTTACCGAGGCCTTTTGTCAATGTTGTGGTCGAATCAAACAATTAGAAGTTCATCATATCCAACCATGGGCAATGGTAACAGAACTTAGATTCGATCCAGATAATCTTATCACTCTTTGCCGTGAATGCCATTTTCGTTTCGGCCATCATTCATATTGGCGAGATTGGAATCCACATATTCGCAAGAATTGTATTCAGTTTGGTCAAAGAGATATAGTGATACTTAAGCGTGGCTATCACGACAAGGTATAAATAACTATATGAATGAATGGATATATGATGGCAAAGAGTTTACTAGTGAGATGATTGGCGATGCTGTAGGGTTTGTATATTGCGTCACTAATCTTCAGAATAACAAAAAGTACATCGGACAAAAGCGGTTCTTTCGCAAAGTTTCGCGACCACCACTAAAAGGAAATAAGCGTAAACGCGTTTCATACCCAGAGTCCGATTGGAAAAAATACTGTGGATCAAGCGAAAATATTAAGCTGCTGCTTGAAGAGCATGGCCTTGATATCTTTCATCGAGAGATCCTTCATCTCTGCTACACTAAAGGCGAACTATCGTATCGCGAAAGCGAAGAGCAATTTACGCGCGGCGTTTTGCTGAAGCAGGATGAATATTATAACGGCATAATTAACTGCAGAATTAACGCAACTCACGTTAAACATATGTCCATAGAAAAATAATAGTGTACAACACCGCTCCTTTATGTTATATTAGATCTAGAAATTAACATAGGAATATATTATGACAATTATCGATTTTTCAGGAATTTCCGTAGCAAGTATTTTTGTGCAGCATGGTAGAGAAGAACT